TATCCTATTTATTATACAATCCGCAGCGGTACTCTCTGCAAATTGCTCTCAAATCCTTGTAGGATAGTTCAAGGCGACCGTTCTCATCACCCTGTACCGCACCGCAGTCCATAGCTGCCTGAACCGCAGGACGTGCCCATGGTGGCATATTCTTATCAACATAATCATACACCATTGTATTTTGTAAAACGGCTTTCAACTCTTTATTTTCTTCCTGTAACGCCGATATAGCCACCGCCTGTTTTTCAATTAATGATTTTAATTCATTATACTGTTCCATAGTTAGTTCCTCGCTTTCACTTAATTTTCTTTTGAATTTTTCCCACAATTCCGGTTTACGCACAAATGGCTCTGGACATTGTTTGCCCCACACGTCATAATGACGCAGTACATTCTGTGCCGGCACACCGTATTTATTCATCAAATACCGTGTTAATTTAATTGTCTGTTCCACAATTCCGTCACGAATATAGTATTTACCGTCCGCACCGATACGACTGCACATTTCAATCGAAATACTGTTCATATTCCTACAATACGGGTGTTTGTAAATTTTTGTACCACCGACAGCCCACGCCGCCCATTTATCGGGTACAGATTGATATATTCCGTCATCACCGATAAAATAATGTGCAGACGCACCACGATTTGCACCGCTGAAATAATTGCAGTTGTTCAATGCCGTATCGCCGTTATTTGACGTAAAATGAATGACGATATATTTAATATCGCCATTCCTATATGTGTAGCAATTAGACGTGTGGCACTGCGGACCCTGTTTGATTTGAATATCCATTGTTTATACCTCAATTCTTTTTTTGAATTTCAGGAAGACCTGCTATAGATGTTAGTAGAGAAAGTACACCTGCAAGTGCAGAAGCACTCGCTACAAGTACCCAATTTACATCTCCCATAGCTACCGCAGTACCTATAGTGGCAACTGCTGTCTGAGCAACTGTCTTGATTGCTCTTATTCCTGCCGCTTTAATCCATTCTTTCATTTTTACATACCTCCTAATTTTAAAATACTAAAAACCCAACATTTTAATAAAATAACCTATCAAACCGCCGACTAATGCCGTAATAACAGCAGTAATTACTGTTTCATATCGTTTGTTAGGTTTCTTTTCGATTTCGTCTACACGTTCCGTGATGTCATTCACATCTTCACGCATTGCCTTTGTTTCCGTAGCTATAATGTGAACGCTTTCGGTCAACTTGTCCAACGTATCAATTCTGTGGTGTGCCGACTTCGTGGACTGTTCCACGGCAGTCAGCCGTTCCCACATTTCTTTTTGCTCATTTTCCATCATTGCCTCCATTTTTCCGTATTATCACTACTCCTACTACATCACCCAGTTCCACAGTACCGAAATTACGGCTATCTAAACTGTGTCCCCTGTTGTCGCCCATTACCCACAATTCATTTTCAGGGATTGTAACGTCAATGCTTTCGCCTGATTGTTCTTGCGGATTTATGTATGTTTCGTTCTGCCATTCGCCATTTATCGCTACACTGCCATATGTGCTAATCGTCAAATGGTCACCGCCAATAGCAATAACACGTTTAATCAACATATCACCGCCATGCGAAATAACTACAACATCACCACGTTCAACATTTTTGAAAAACGGATTATACAGCAACCTGTCACCGTCATGCACTGTCGGCATCATACTATGTCCTGATACTGTAGTACAGCATATCAATCCCGATGTAACCAGATTAAATATTATCTGTGTAGCCGATAACCCCATTTTTTTCAGTCTATTTATGATTTTTTGCATTTCTTCCGCACCTCACTGTTTTTGTATTTCAACTGTCGTTCTTTGTATGCACACACCGCTGACATATTGATAAAATCAATAATTGAAAATGCAATGCAACCAATGAAATACACTGCGATGCAGTCTGCTTTCAAACCCAATAATATAAATAATACTGTCGGGAATATGCTACTTACAATTGCCGCTATTGTACTGCCTTTACGCATTATATCACTTCCCTTCCGACTTCAACTTTGACTGTTCTATATTCAGTATCTGAAATTTTTTTCAATTTTGCTATGGCATAATCATAGCCGTCACCGTCCTGTCGTTTGATGCGGACATAAATTTCATAAATGCTATCGCTAATATGCTGAATTGTCACATTTTTAGACGGAATTTCTGTGCGTTTGTTGGTTTGCTCGTCCGTATAGAATATTTTATACGGTACTGATTTACCGTTTTCAATAACATAACCGACAGTGATTTTATACTGTTGTTCTGCTTCGCGATACGGATCATCAACCATTCTATTCGTAATTAATCCTATTGCAAAAATAATGATAACCAATCCCAACATCACCCAATATATTGGTGCAGGGCATAGAAACATGCCAGCCCATACAAATTTAAAATATCTGCTCATGCTACCCCTCCGTAATATTCAAAATGCCGAAATATTTATTGTATCCTGCATATGTGTCACGAATGATATATCCGTATGATGATGACGATATATATACACGATATTTCCCAATCTCGGTGGGTGAAACCGTTGTATATTCATCCTCGTTCACATTGAATGTATCATCATTCGCAGAATACGTTTTATATTTCACATTCACGTCACATTGTTTTGACAATTCAACATTGAAACTATGTGGCTGTCCGTCGTATTTTACCGATTGGACTTTATCTGATGTTACATTAACAGCATTCACTGATATTGACATATACAAATCACATTCACCTATTCTGTAACACGACTTATCCGCCGATGTAATTCGTACATATCCTCTGTTTGAACCGCATTTTGTCATGCTCAAAACATCACTGCCGTTATCGTTGAAATAAATTTCAAATTCAACATCACTGTCATTAATACATTCTGCCGTGATTGTATGCGGTTGACCGTCATATAAAAATGAACGTTCTCCAGTCTGCTTGAAATTCAACGTTTTAGGTCTGACACTGATTAAAATATCTTTGGACAGTGTTTTTCCGTTGCTATCGGTCACTTGAACACCCCAATTATAGCCGCCTGTTTGCATTGGTGTTCCTGATATAGTTCCGTCTGATGTCATTGTGATACCGGGAATATTGGAACCCCAAGTTTGTTTCCAAGAGTACGGTGGACTTCCGCCCTGTGCAGTTAATTGCCCTCTACATTCGGTCTTATATTCGCCCAAATACAAATTACTTGTCGTAATCTCAAAACGCTGTATTTGACGAATTTTATCACCATATTCTGAAAACGGTGTATCATCAGGAACATCAACACCACCGTCTATAATTGCCTGCCGTATTTCCTGTTTGACCGCATAACAAAATGTTATGCGGTTATATAAATTGATTAAATACTGCATAATTGGCGATTTTTCAGTCGGATATTGATATTGGGGTGCATATGTATCATTAGAATATAAATTTCGGATATTTTTAGCATAATCGGCATATCCTCCGGTAACAGTACCACCCTTTTCAGCGATAGCTGCCCTAATATCCGCAAATGATGCCATCATTAATTTGAATTTTTCGCAAATCGTCATGATGTTTCCTCCGTCACGCCATTTAATTCATCTAACATATCTGACATATTGCCTAATTGTGTATTCATTATTTGCAGTGTACTGTCTAATGAATTAATATTGGATGATATGTCTAGCATTGATTTTGAAATGGCTTTTAGGTGTTCTTCCGCAGTTTTCACATTGTCTTTTACCATTCCGGGGACGTCTGCCTTGTCGGCATATCCCGGAATTTTAAATCCCTTTTCCGTTGTCGTTGCCATGCCAATCACCTCACATTACAGCTACTATATCACCGTTATCATCTTTTTGAATTAATCTGTGATATTCAAAATTGCCACAGTCTGAACTTGACGAAATTTCAGCAGAAAAAATATCATTGTCCGGTGGTTGTGGTCCTCTGCCTGACACCGTTGTAACGCATACCAACGATATACTGTCGCTGTCATAGTTATAACATATATACATATAGCATTTATCTATTGATTGCAAAGGATATGTTGCAGTACCTGATACATCTTTTCTTGCGATATAATTCACTTTAGGTTTTACCACGATATTATAACCATCATGTCCCTGATCTATCGAATATTCCAAATCAATTTTTTTGGTTGAATTGATTTTTTGAATTGCTTTTTCCAATCCATCAAATTTTGTGTGAATATCATTATTTAATTTTGCCAATGTTATCGCACTATCTTTGATTTTTATACCCGTAACTGAACTATCAGCAATTTTTTCTGTGGTAACACAACCGTTCGGATGATCCAACACTGTTGCGGCTTTATGTGTTTCAAAATCATCACGTGTAACCTCGTTGTTTAGCGTGACATTCACATTTATATCTGACGCATTTGATATAATATTCAAAAAATCAATAGTTCTGTACACATGGTTGCTACCATCAAACACAGGGAATGCCTGTGCACCGTTACCGCAATTTGTGTACAAATATAAAATTTCACCCAAATCAGGGTCCTGTGCCATTATACCGATTTCACGCAGATAAAACGGTGTATCGCCGTTTTTTATTTTTAATCGCAGATTAGTCATTCCGGCT